TATTTATACTAATAAAGATGGAAGTAATAAACAATTCATAGTTAGATTTCATAATAAAGCATTAAAAGTAGATCATTGGAATGGAAGTGGTTATGACTTTCAAAAAGCTACTTCTATGCTCTTCCGGGACCCCAGCGCCTGGTACCATATCTGTATAAAAATAGACACAGGAAATGGAACTGCCGCTAATAGAATTAAGCTATTTGTAAATGGAACGAATGTTGGCTGGGATGCTGATGATGATACAGTTACTGAAGATTTTGATGGAAATTTTTTTATTAATGCCTCAACACAAATTGGAGATACAATAGGAGATGGAGCAGACTTTAAAGGTTATTTAGCTGAATTTGTTGGAATTGATGGAACTGCTTATGATGCCGATAGTTTTGGTGAATTTAACGAAGACAGTCCTAATATATGGCAGCCAATAGATGTCAGTGGACTCACGTTCGGTACGAATGGTTTTTGGCTTGATTTCGAAGATTCAAGTAATCTTGGGAATGACAAAAATGGGGGCACGGATTGGAGTGAAACTAGTCTAGCCGCAGCAGACCAGGCTTTAGACTCGCCTACGAATAATTTTTGTACTATGAATCCACTAGATAATTATGGAGCATCTTCAACTTTTTCAGAAGGAAATTGTAAAGTAGCTATTGGTACTAATGATAGAACTAATACAGCAACTATGGGTCTGTCTGCTGGTAAATGGTATTTTGAATGTAAATATACTCCAGGCTCACAAGTATATAGCATGATAGGAATAATTAATTATGCAGCTGGTTCAATAAATTCAACAACAAGTGGGTATCTTGGAATTGATGCCGCTGGTAATTGGTATTATGAAATAGGTGGTGGAGGTACAAGTACAAGCAACGAATTAAGAGCATCTGAAAATAATTCTGCAACAAATGTTGCTCCATATCCAGCCGCAGGTTCTGCCAGTACTGAAATTGCTTCTGGCGATATTATTCAAGTAGCAATAGATTTAGATAATAATAAAATTTGGTGGGGAAAAAATAATTCAGGCTATTTTGGAACTGATGGATATAATGGCGTTCCAGCAGATGGTACTAATGGTTATACAATAGCAGCTCCATCAACTATTAATGGTGGTGCTTATTTTCCAGCCGCTGGAAGATCAGATAGTGGTGGAGTTACTTGGGAGTTTAATTTTGGTGGTTGTTCAGCATTTACAGTTTCATCAGGCAACGCAGATGGCAATGGTTATGGCAACTTTGAGTATGCTCCACCATCAGGATTTCTGGCGATTTGCACAAAAAATTTAGGAAGTGATGGAGGTTAAATGGCAGCTTATACAACAATAGACAATCCAGAATTATATTTTCAGGTTAAAGCTTATACTGGAAATGGAACTGCAATAGGAAGTGGTGGATTAGCTGTAACTTTTGATGGCTCTGAAGATATGGCACCTAACCTTGTTTGGATTAAAGGCAGAAGTACTACTTATAGTCACCAAATTTATGATACAATTCGTGGAGTAACAAAAAGAATTTTTTCAGATATTTCAACACCAGAAGAAACAGATACTGAAGCTTTAACAGCTTTTGGCTCAGATGGATTTACTCTAGGGAGTAATGCTGGAGTTAATACAAGTTCAGGAACTCATGTAGCTTGGTGCTGGGTTGAGTCTACAACTGCTGGGTTTGATATGGTTAGTTTTTCCGGTAATCAAACTGATAGAGATATTTCTCACAACCTCTCAGCAGTTCCTGAATTTTGTATTATTAAAAATAGAGAATATAACGATAATGCTCATGTATATCATGTTGGAAATGGTGCAACTTGTACTATGGAATGGCAAACAACAGGTGCAAAAAATTGTAGTGGCGTCAGTGGTATTTGGCAAGACACAACTCCAACATCTTCAGTTGTTAAAGTCGGAGATAATGGAAATATAAATAGAACTGGTGATGATATAATTCTTTATGTTTTTACTGGTAAACAAGGTTTTAGTAAGTTTGGCTCATACACAGGAAATGGAAATGCTGATGGAACATTTGTTTTCTGTGGCTTTCGTCCAGCTTGGTTATTAGTAAAAAGCACAGCATCAGGAGCAGCTTGGAATATACATGATGCTAAAAGAGATACTTATAACGAAATGAATAAACAACTTTACGCAAGTTCTTCTGCAGCAGAAGGAACTGCAAGACCAATAGATTTTTTAAGTAATGGCTTCAAACAAAGAGGTACAACATCTGATGTAAATAATAGTGGAGATACATTTATCTACATAGCCTTCGCAGAAGCACCATTTGTAAATTCTAATGGAGTACCTTGTAACGCGAGATAATTATGCTACAAAAATTAAAATTTCAACCAGGATTTAATAAACAAGTCACAGCGACTGGTGGCGAAGGCCAATGGGTTAGTGGTGACTATGTAAGATTTAGATATGGATCACCTGAAAAAATAGGTGGTTGGGCTCAATTAGGGGATATAAATTTAACTGGAAGAAACACAGCACTTCATCATTTTGTTAATGCAGCGGGTATTAAATATGCAGCGTTAGGAACTAATAGAATTTTATACGTATATTCAGGAGGTGCTTTTTATGACATAACTCCTCTTAAAAGTACAACAAATTTAACCAATGCTTTTTCAACAACACAAAGTGATGCAACGGTTACACTAACTTTTTCGTCTGACCATAATATTTCTAAGTATGATATTATTTATTTAGATAATTTTTCATCTATTACTAATTCAAATTTTGATTCTGATGATTTTGATGATAAAACTTTTATGGTTGCAACCGTTCCAACTTCTACAACGATTACTGTTGAAATGGGATCTAATGAATCTGGATCAGGAGCTACTACTTCTGGTGGAATAAGAGTTAGACATTATTATTCAGTTGGACCTGCAGTTGAAGAATCAGCTGCTGGTTGGGGATTAGGTTTATGGGGTGGTACTGTTGCTGGTGAAGCAACTTCAACCCTAGATGGTGCTTTAACTTCTGGTTCTTCTAGTATTGTTCTTGATGATTCATCTGCTTTTCCAGCTTCTGGAACAGTTTTAATAGATGATGAAAGAATTGCTTATACATCTAATACGACTGGTACTGGAACTTTAGGAGGATTAACTAGAGGATCAGATAACACGACAGCAGCATCACATTCTGATGCAGCAACTGTAACTGATGCTTCTGAATATACAAAATGGGGTGCATCACAAACAGGTGATATTATTACAGCCCCTGGACTTTGGTCCTTGGACAATTATGGAAATAAATTGATTGCAACTATCGTGGATGGTTCAACTTTTGAATGGGATTCAGATGCAACAGGTGCTACATCTACAAGAGCAACAATCGTTGCTAATGCACCAACAGCAGCAATACAGACATTAGTATCTACTCCTGATAGACACTTAGTATTTTTTGGAACAGAAACAACTATTGGAACTACAACTACACAAGATGATATGTACATTAGATGGTCAGATCAAGAATCGATTAATGCTACAACTTCTTATGCACCTTCCGCAACCAATACTGCTGGTACACAGAGACTGGCTGATGGAACACGGATCGTTGGAGCGATAAGAGGTCGGGATGCAATTTATGTTTGGACTGATACATCTTTATTTATTATGAGGTTTGTCGGAAGTCCTTTTACTTTCTCATTTCAACAAGTTGGAACTAACTGTGGATTAATTGGAAAACATGCAGCAGTTGAAGTTGATGGTTCTGCTTATTGGATGTCAGAAAATGGTTTTTTTAGATATACTGGTAAACTAGAATCTTTAGCGTGTTTAGTTGAAGATTATGTTTACGATGATATTAATACAGTTCCTAAAAATCATATCTATGCAGGACTTAATAACCTATTTGGAGAAGTAACTTGGTTCTATCCTGGTAGTGGCGCTGCATCTAATAATAGATCAGTAACTTATAACTTTATGGATTCAACACCAGAAAGACCAGTATGGACTACAAGTTCTTTATCAAGAAGTTCTTGGTTTGATTCTTCTATATTTGGAAAACCTCATGGTACTGAATATGACTCAAGTGCTACAAGTGATGCAACAGTTGGAAATACTGATGGAGTTACAACATACTTTGAACACGAAACAGGACAAGATCAAATTAAAGCTGGAGCAAGAACTGGTATTTCTGCAAGTATACAATCTGGAGATTTTGATATATCTCTAGGTCAAGGTGGTGGAGCAGATTTAAGAGGTGATGGTGAATATATGATGAAAATTAGAAGAGTACTTCCAGACTTTTTATCTCAAACTGGAGATGCAAGAGTTACATTAAATTTAAAAAATTATCCAACAGATTCAGAAGCTAGTTCTTCATTAGGTCCATTTACATCTTCAACAACTACGACTAAAATAGATACACGTGCAAGAGCAAGAGCTATCGCTTTAAAAGTAGATAACACTAGCACACAACAACATTGGAAGCTTGGAACTTTTAGATTAGATATACAAGCGGATGGGAGAAGGTAATGCCATACGGATACGGATCAGCGAATAGAGGAAGTAAAGGGTCAGCTGCGCCAGGAGGTACTGGTGGCGGCGGATGGTCACCTGGAGCAGGTAGAAGTAAAACTGGTTATTTAAAAACTCATCCAAGTCATGGTGGCGGCGGTGGTAATACACCACCTCCTAAAAAAACTACACCGCCAAAAAGAACCATAGGTGAAGGAATAAATAGAATTTTAAATAACCCTATTATTAGAACTTATGCAGCAATAGGCACAGGTGGTGCATCAGAAAAACTTAGAAAAGCACACTTGGCTAAACAATTATATGATAATAGATATATTTTAGATGATGAAGCTATTGAAGAGGAAGTTAGAAATGTACCTGTTACAGGAGGTATTGTAGATATATTCAATAATCTCTTAGGCTTTTCTCATGCGGGTGCTGCTGAAATGTCTAAAGAAGAATATAATCAATTATTAAAAGATGCTGGTGTAACTGGCACAACTACAACTGATCTTGGACCTAAACCAGATTTAACTGATCCTTATATTCAAAGTAAAATTGCAGAAGCTGCTGGTTTAACAACAACCCCTCAAACAGTTGGTGGTAAAAAAATATTAGGAGTGCAAGTAGGTGGAGACTTACTTAATCTACCCACTAGCAGATCGTTAGATGCAATGAAACAGATGCAAATTGATAAACGTGACAATTTAATGTCTCTTGAAGATGTACAGCAAAAAGCATCAGACTTTGAATATCCAACTAGTTTAAATCCAGAACAAACTAAAACTATGTATGACATGGTTCGATTACAACAACCAGATCAAAGAACATTGGTTGCTAATGGTGGATTAATAAACCTTTTTAAATACGGAGGATTCCTTGGCTAGAATAGTACAATCATTAACGCAACCTTTAGAAAAATACGATCAACAAATACAACAATCATTTGTTAGAGATGTTGATAGTATCGTGCAAAAAT